ATCCAGATGGTTACTACTGTATGTTTAGTGACCATTTTAAGATAGTTGATGGACCTATCCCGTTTGGCATATATCCTGTAATCGTGCAGGGTTTTGATGAGATGACAACATCTCCGCGATCTACATCAATCGTTAAGGTTTGTAGACCGTATCAAGTTGAAATCAATCGTGCGAGTTCAAAAATAGCAGAACATCAGATTACTTTGGGTGACGACAAAGTTTTTATACAAAAAGGTACGAAGCTTAGCAACGGGGGTTATTTGCATGGAGTACGAGCTTATCAAGTCAGTGGTAAGGAGCCTGTCGTTCAGCCCGGTCGCAATGGCGCTCAGTATCTTGAGTATAAGCTATCTCAGGTACGTGAAATGTATGAAGCCTGCGACCTTGCGTTTGTACTTGAAAACAAAGAACAAATAGGCGATCCCTTTCAGTTGTTATTTAGGGCAATGAAAGAGAAGAAAAGGTTTGTAAAATATGCAGAAAAGTATCAGCGATTTGAGCAAAAAATTGCTAAGACTATCCTTAAGATGTCTAAAAGATATCTTAGTCCTGATCATGTTATCAAGATTGCCGGGAGGCAGGAAGCTGTTAACATTGCTGAATTTAAGCGCATGGATGATGAAGGATTTGAAATCAAGGTTGTCCCAAGATCAGGGGATGTTGAAACGCAATTCGGTAAAATTCTCGCAACAACGCAGACTCTGCAATATGCTGGATCAAGCTTATCTCCTGACCAGATTGGCTCGCTAATTAAGAACTTGCCATTCGGTAATCAGGATCAGATCTTTTCTACACTTACTGTAGATCAAGACAATGCAAATAATGACATATTAGCGCTAGATCGTGGCGAGCAAGTACAAGTTATGATGTACGACAATCATGAGTTTATGATTAAAGCGCTAACACACAGGATGAAAAAGTCTGACTTTAGATTTCTTAACCCACAAATACAGCAAAGCTATGCTCAAAAACTTCAACAGCATGAGGTCATATATGAGCAACAGAAACAACTAGCTCAGCAAGCAAGCATGGGCATGGTTCCGATGGGTGGATTCTTAACTACTGTTAACACATCATGGTTCAATCCTACTACAAACAGAGTTGAGCGTGTTAAGATACCATCAGAAGCTATTAGCTGGTTGATGCAAAAACTGCAGACGCAGGGGCAATTTGCAAATGAGGTACAGCAATTGCCGCTATCTTCTCAGGCATCAATCGGAGCAAGTACAGAAGCAAGTCAGCCGCAAGCTGATAACGTAATACAACTAGGGCCGCAAGCCTAACAGGAGAGAAGCATGGAAGAAGAGAACAGTGCGAACGTCGAAGCCGAAAGCCTAGACAACAATGAGCTATCATTGGGTAGCTTGGATGACCTAAGAAACCTCGAAGTTGAAGAAGCGCCAACCGAAAAATTGGAAGCAGCAACTGAAGAATTAGTTGAGCCGAAAGCTGACGAATTAAGCGAGGAAGAATCTGTAGAGTACACGCCAGACTTTACATACAAGGTCAAGGATGAAGTGTTTGAATTTGACGAGTCTGTAAGAGAGGCTATCAAGTCCAAAGAGGTCGAAGACAAGTTTAGAGATCTCTATACAAGGGCTGCTGGTCTTGATGACTACAAGGCAAAATATTCAGACGTTGAATCAAAGTACAATGAATCTCAGCCACAGCTCGAAAGGCTAATTGGTGGCTACAAAACACTAATGTCCTACAGGGATGATGGTGATTTTGACAGACTCATGAGTACGCTTGGTGTTGATGAAGAAGCTCTTATTGAATACGTAGGACAGCTCCTCGAAAGGGAAGAACTACCAGAAGAGCAGCAAACTGCACTTAGACAAAATAGAGAAATGGAAGACAAGATTTCATATCTAGAAAGTCAAATGCAGAACTACCAAGCAGCAGAACAAAATCAGAGAATTGAAGCCGAGAAGAATGAGTTATCTCAAATTCTTCAAAGCAACGATTATGCTGACGGAGTTAGTTTATTAAATGAAGTCGGGCTTAATTTTGAGCAAGAAGTTATCAAGGCTGGTGAAGCCATTGTTGCACAAGAGCAACGCTACCCTAGTGTAGCTGAAGCTGTGCAAAAAGCTTACGAGGCAAGGCAACCATTGCTTAATAGACTAAAAGCCCAAACACAAACACAAACTGAGCCGGGCGCGCAACAACAGGTGGTTACAGAAAAGGTTGTAGAAAGGCATCCAACACTGCCAAAGGTTAAAGGCGCAAATAGCAACAAAGTGGACGAAGTTATTTCGTTCGATAAGCTGAGGGAAATCAGCAACGCTATTCCGACTCGCTAATTAGGAGTTAATTATGACATTCCCAACTAGTGGTTATACAACTACGAATGTCGACTTCGATACTATGATTAAGAGGTACATGCCTTACGAGCTTCTTTTCGAAGAAGTTATGAAGCGTGACTACTTCCTTGGTAAAGTCGACAAAGATCAAACTTGGAAAGGTGGAGAGATGCAAATCCCATTCATGGGTGCGCACGCATCATCTATCTCTTATGGACAGCTCTACGATGAAGCAAATATCAACGAAGACAAGCCTGTACTTGGTACAGTTTCTGGATACAAAGAGATCTGGGGCGCTATGGTTTTCAATGATCACGACCTTCAAAGACACGACAACATGGCTCAATCTTTCTTGAAGATTCTTCCAGACAGACTTGAGGCATTTATCGACAGAATGAAGGAAGCTGTTTCTATTAACCTACTTAACGGGTCGCACATGGCATCACTTGACGTGGCTGCTGCTGCTTCTGACCTAGTTAATGGTGTTGTTGTAGTAGACAGACCTGCTAGACTTTCAGTAAACCAATTCTTTGAGGTTGGTGTTGTTGGTACTAACAGAGCCGCTGCTCTTGCTGACGCTGGTGTTTACATCGGTCAGATTGACATCAGTGCTAAGACTGTCTCTGTCTTCGAAGACAAGGGTTTAACTACGCCAGCCGACCTTTCAGGTACTGGTATTAACGTACAAGCTGGAGACAAACTATTTGTTAAAGGTGCTACAGTTGCTGGACAAGGATTCACATCTCTTAGAGATCAACTTCTTTCTGCGGCTAACGGTGGTTCTTCTACGCTTTTCGGAATCTCTAAGCTTGCTTATCCACACCTACAGGCTACTAACTTTGATGGTGCTGGTATCGACAAAGACAACATCCTTGGTGTTCTCTTCGATGCTTACAATGCCACAAGAGAGCTTGGAAAAGGTAACCCAACTGACCTAGTAATGTCATTCAAGAACCTTGGGTCTTGTATGAGAGAGCTAGAGCTTGGATCTGCCTCTTCTGACAAAGCTTACGGACGTGGAGACTTCTCAGTAGCTGACACAAGAGTTAACGCTTTTGGTTGGACTGAGATCGACGTTGTTGGTGTTAAGGGTAAACTCACAATTGTTGGTGTTCAGGAAATGGACGACGACATCATCTACATGCTAGATTGGCGTGGGCTTAAGCTTCACTCTAACGGATTCTTCGAAAGACGTACTGCTCCAGATGGAAAACAGTTCTACGAAACTAGATCGACTTCTGGTTACAAGTACATCATCGATACAAGATTCTTCGGTGAATTGGTTGTTACCAAGCCATCACACTGCGGTATTATCCACAGCATTAGCTATACCTTGTAATAGCAACAGGGGGAGCTTTGGCTCCCTCTTTTTACGCCGGAGATAGTATTGGCATTTGATCCACGTAATTACGACTTAGAGGAGTTTTTGCGCCTTGAGAACGGTGGCATGCTCCAGAAGATATGCAACGTACTTGACGAGGATGGGTATTTAGTTGCCCAATTCAAAACAAGAGTTACTATCGTACCAATTGGATTCCCTATTCCGGGTCGTGGACATCAGCTTTCAACATCAGCTCCAGCATTGTATCGCTCGTTTAACTATGACGATGAAGGTAACGTAATTGCTTCATTGCCAGAGATAAGGGAGTGGGACGAGACATGCGAAGCGCTTGCACAAGGCGCAGATCCAGACGATCCACTATTGCCCGGCGGCGGCGTACCATCTGGCCTTAAGGTGGCTAAATCAACATATGAGCACGCAAGTGCAAACGCTGTAGCTGAAGGTAACACGGTGTCTGTTTTAACCAAAGTGCTTGCTCCAGACGAGCGAATATACCTTAGACATGTCATGTTTTCAGGTGAGAATCGTGGCAAGTTCCAAGTGTTTGTAAATGGCGCAGAGATAAGTCCCGCAAAATACACATGGTGGACAAAGTGGGATGGCGACTTCTGGTTTAACACAGCGAATGGTGGTATTCTTTACGAAGGCGAGGAAACCATAGAAGTAAAAGTAACTAATTTTGGAGAGGGCACAGCCAATTTCGAGTCATCTTTGGGATATGTGGTGGATTAATGAGCATTGAGATTAAAAAGAAACAGGTTATGATTAAGAAGATTGAAGCAGAAATAGCTGGCATGCAAGGAGAATAGGCATGGCTGATATTGAAAAACTTCTTCCAGTCCACATTGCTTCCGGAAGTGGTTCAATTATTGAGGGTATTTCTTATGACTATAT